ACCACAGGCTCCAGGCGGTCCACCCGGTGGTGCTCATCCTGCACATGCAGCTATGGCAGCTTCGATAGCACATGCCATACTTGGTAAGGGAGCTATGTGATGGCGCGTCTTCCAACGCCTCCTCAGCGTGTAGTCCCACCTGAAGGCTTGCCTATGCCTCCAACTGCTACTGAGGCAACTGCATCGCCTGTCACGATGATCCTCAACTACTTACAGTCACGTGGCTATCAGCCAAGCAGTGAAAACGTGCGTCGTGCGTTAGAAGCCAATGCCAAGGACCCTGGTCTGATCCCTGGTCTGCGTAGTGATACTGCGGCTACGGATGCAGAGGATCAAGCTGCTATGCGTGCTGCTGGCAAAGGTGGTGGACGCTCAACACAGCCACAGTCACGCAGCACACTGCCTGTTGATCTGACACATGGCCCAACGAATGAAGCTGATTGGCAACCGAACACATCGAAGACAACCAGCGCACCACCTGCTGCACAGGATGTGCTGAGTATGCAGAACGCAACCAATCCTGCAATGCGTGCTGCTGTGCCTAACATTCCTGTGCAGCCACCTTCTGCTGGACAGCCTCCATCTGCTGAATACGTAGGCAATGCACAGCCTCCATCTGGTGGCAGCATAACTATCAATCCTGATGCGTTGCCAGGACCACGCAATCCTGCGCTGTCTGCTCCACCTTCCCAAACACAGATTGCACCACCACCAACGTCGCTTGAACAGGCAATGATCGAAGCATTGACTGGTCCTAATCGCACAGGTGCTTTGCCTGCTCCGATACCACAAGCTGCTTTACCTGTACCACCACAACAGATCACTGGTCCGCCTCAAGCACCAGAAGCGCCAATGGCACCACCGAACTCAAGCATTCAGTTGCCTGGACCTCCTGCTGCACCACAAGCTCCTATGTTTGAAAACGTGCCGCCGCCGCCTCCGATCGCTACTATACAGGCACCACCTGCATCCTCAATTCCACCATCTGGTGGGCTCAACATTGAAGATAGAATGATGCCTGGGCGTGGTAATCTTACTATTCAAGCTCCCAGTGCAGCATCTATGCCTGCAACACAGCCGCCTGTGATTGAGCAGACAAGACCTATACTCGATCGCATAGTGCGGGGTGCAGGGACAGGTGCGGGTATGGGTAGAATAGCAGGGCCATATGGTGCAGCCATTGGTGGTGTTGCAGGTGCAGTGCCAGGACTGTGGGACCTTGGTAAGCACATCGTAGGACGCTGACATGCCATTGCCTGAAGCACAAGGTGAGCCATTGAAGCTGGCTGATGGTAGCGTGGTCTACCCAGGTGGGCATGTTGTAGGACCAACAGACACACTGCCAGCACCTGTACGGTTCGTAGAGATACCTACGCACACAGAGGCACAGAAGCTGGTCACAGCCACACGTAGGAAGTTGTCTGAGCTTCCTGAAGTGCCTAAGACAATGAATGCAGTCAGCATCGTGTTGAGCTACACGCTGTTTGGCCTCGGTGACGATGAGATAGCACTGGCTACTGGCCTCAGTGTAGACCAGATAGGCAGGATCAAGTGCGGTGACTCATTCACACAGATGCATGAAGCTGTCGTGCGTAATGTCATGGAGTCAGAGACAGACATCGTGCGTGATCTGCTTGCTAAGAACGCACGCAATGCTGCCGCTACAATGGTTGAAGCACTACAGGCAGGCAATCGAAGTGATCGCATGGCCGCTGCCAAGGACATCCTTGATCGCAGTGGGCATCGTCCTGCTGATGTTGTTGAGCACAGGCATCGTGTGGATGGTGGCTTGGTGATTGAGTATGTGAAGCGTGACATGGGTGAGAAGTTCCCAACCATAGACATGGACGGTATATGATGGCATTCGTTGGATCAGTAAGCTACTTGGCCTCTGGTCAGGTGACGGTTGCGCTGCCTACGATGACTGATCTAAGCGGCAACAGTCCTGGCAGTCAGTGCTACTACAGCCATGTGCAGATCAACTCTCCAGGCACTGTGACATCTGTGATCACGTTCGACAATAGGCCAGGAGTGAACTACACGTCACTTGGTGAAGTTGACTGCTGGGCCATTCCTGTAGGTGCGCGAACGATGATTGTCACGCCAACAGGTGGCAATGCGACTGTGGAGCTTGGTCAGTCGTTGTGAGCCGTCGCTACAAGATCGTTGAAGGTGGGATGCATGATCGCTTCCACAAGTCTTACTCCAAGGTGCAGTTCCTTGGTGGTGGCTTTGGGAATGGAAAGACAGCAGCCGCATGTGTGAAAGCGCTGAAGCTAGCGAAGGACTACCCTGGCTCGAATGGCTTGGTAGCCAGAAGCACTTATCCAAAGCTGAACGACACCATAAGGAGAGAGTTCTTACTCTGGTGTCCAGCGCATTGGATCAAGCGTATGCCATCGCGCGACGAGAATACACTGATACTGAAGAACGGCTCGACAGTCAATTTCAGATACGTTGCACAACGCGGCAAGGAGACAGAGGAGTCCAAGTCCAACTTGCTGTCCGCTACGTATGATTGGATCATTGTAGATCAGCTAGAGGACCCTGAGTTCAGCCACAAGGACTTCATGGACTTGATGGGCCGTCTGCGTGGCAATGCTGAGTATGTTGGTGACGATCCACTGATGCCTCGCTTTGGACCTAAGTGGTTCATCGCTACACTCAATCCGACACGCAACTGGTGCTATCGTGAGATCATCAAGCCACTGCATGACTTCACGCAGCGTGGCATCGTAACAGACAAACTGTTATGCGAGGTTGACCATGCAGGCAAACCCATCATCGCCGACGGTAAGCCTAAGCCGCTCATTGAACTATTTGAGGGGTCAACATATGAAAATGTTGACAACGTGGGGGAGGACTACATCAGAGGAATGTTGGCCACCTACACAGGCTCCATGCGTGAACGCTTCATATTTGGACGATGGGGTGCGTTGTCAGGTCTTGTCTATCCGCAGTTCGACGAGTCGCAGCATCTCATATCGTATGATGATGCAGTCCTTCACATGCGAAGTCTGTGGCGCACAGGCTTTCGTCCTACATTCTTGGAAGGATACGACCACGGACTCGCACGGCACAGTTGTTATGGACTGTTCTTTGCAGACGACGACGCCAATGTGTTTCTGCTCGATGGGTTCCGTATTGCAGAGCTTACCATTGCCAACGCAGCGAGCCATATACACAGAATACGTGCTGAAGTCGGCCTCACGAATGAAGAGCTTGGTCCCATCTACGCAGACCCAGACGTGTTCAGACGCAAGTCAGGAAGCAGCCGCACCGTTGGTGAAACCGTGGACAAGCTGTTTTCAGAGTTTGACATCAGAATGCAGCGGGGGAACAACGACATTGGATCTGGTATAGCCAAGAACTGGTCCTACCTCATGCCTGACATACGACATGAGCATCCATTGACTGGCATGATTGTGGCACCACACTTCTATGTCAGTGACAGGTGTCAGTGGTTCGTTGATGAGATAACTGAGTACTACTTCAAGCACGACAGCAGTGATGACGTGACCGACACGCCCATTGATCGCAACGACCATGCGATGGACATGTGGAAGTATGCAATGAGCCATCGTCCCAAGCTGGCCACATACACTGGTAGGCGTGATGAGCCACCTGCATGGATGGCGTGGCATGAGATCGAACGTGCAGGCAGACAGGATAGGAAAGCGAGGCACAAGTGATGCTAGGACTCATTCTGCTGGTGTTTGCATTCGTGCTCGCTGTCTGTGCAGCATCCAACTGGCCTGTGTTGCCTAGGCCACATCTTGGCTGGGCTGCGTTTGCATTCTTCATTGCCTATCTGTTGTTCAGTCAAGGTGCAGGTGTGCTGCGATGAGTGGAACACAAGACGATCCACTAGGCCCTGTTGATCCTGTCAATCCACTAGAGCAGTCACTGCAACAAGCTGATGTAGGCTTGCCACCTGAGCCTGAAGCTCCTGCTGTCTACAAGGCATTGCCTGGCAGTCGCATTCCTGTGTCCAGTAAGCGTGGCCTGATATGGAAGGCACGCAAGGATCAGGGCCAGAAGGCAATGGGTGATCTGACTGATGCATGGGATGAAGCAATAAGGTATTACAACCATGACCAAGCGGACCATCGAGACGGGAATAGTGGTAGCGGTGTGTCTGGTAGCCGTAGCCCTCGCGCTGCTGGTAATCGGTCTGTGGCGAAGCGCCTGAATGACGTGCTCAGCAGCACTGAGAACATCGTGTTCTCAAACGTCACTGCGCAAGTGCCTGAGTTGTATGCTAAGAACCCAATCGTGTCTGTGTCTGCAACACCTACACTAAGCCAGCAGATCGATGAGACAGTGGATGCGTATGCGCGTGCATTGCAGAAGCTGATCAATGTCTTGTTTGCGATGAAGACAAGCCCTGGTGTGAACATCAAGCCAAAGGCCAAACGCAATGTGCTCATTGCATTACTTACCAATCAGGCATGGTTTGAAGTCGGCTACACTAAGAAGGACACGTCCAGTGAACAGGCTATGCAGGATCTACTTAGCCTGTCACAGCAGCTTGCAGAAGCAGCAGAGGTCAGTGACATACGAGACATTGAAGGCAAGCTGCAAGCACTTGAAGAGAAGATTGAGTTTCTACAGCCGAGTGGTCCGTTTGTCCGTATTCGTCTTCCTCATCAGGTTATACGTGACCCGAATGGAGCAGACCCATATCTGAACGACAGCAATTGGCTGTTGATTGAGGACTTGCTGCCTACTGCATACATCAATGCCATCTATGCAGACGTTGATCCTGACAGCGATGAGGCTGTGTCCATCTTTGAGCCGACACACATACTGAATGCTGGGGCTGACAGCTCAGACAGTGAAGAGTTCACACTGTTTCAGAAGAACGATGCGTATACGACGTATGGCTACGATGACAAGAGCCAATTCGATAAGGCGTGCTACACCAAGGTATGGTATGTCTGGGATAAAGTCACCAGGCGATTGGAGATGTATGCAGATAATGATTGGAAATGGCCGATTTGGGTGTGGGATGATCCGTATCAACTACA